TCACGCAGTACACACGGGATGTGATCGCAAACATCCTTAGCGATGCAGCGCTGACAGGCGCCTCGATCAACGACATTGTACTGGCCTTAGAGGCATCTCCGGAACTTGGTGCCATGAGAGCGAGGCGTATCGCCAGAACAGAGACAACCGCCGCCGCAAACACGGCATCACTTATCAACGCCAAAGAAACCGGGGTGCCGATGCGAAAGATATGGCTGGCGGTGAACGATAACCGCACCCGGCACAGTCACCGCAATATCGATGAAACCAAGATACCTATTGACGATGCGTTCAACGTAAACGGAACGCAGATGATGCAGCCCGGGGTGCGTACTCAGCCAAACGGGATGACTGTCCCGGGGTCAGAGATCGTAAACTGCCGGTGTACTTTGGGGTATGAGGTTATTGAATAAGTCCACGTCGGATGAATGTAGCCACAAGATGGCAGTCAGATAAGCAATAAAACTCCTTCTTTTTCCTCTCAATTATTTTTTCGATAGTACGAACATTGGCGTTCATTCGTACCGCTATTTCCTTGACGCAAAGGCCGTCCGCTTTGAGCTGAACTATCTCGATGATATTCATATCGTAAATATACGACAATAGTTTAATAATCAAAATAGTGATTTTTGTATGGTGAAAGTAAAGAACGGATATGAGGTTAAGATATTGAACGCTAAAACCGTCAAGCCCAAAAAGCGTGGAAAGAAAAAGCATAGAGTTTAAACTGAAAGACCTCGACAAGTCGAAGCGCACGGCGCTTATAGCCCACGCCGCCTACGACAACATCGACCGGACGCAGGATATTTCACGCAAAGGAATGTTTGATAAGACATGGTCGGAGAACAAAAACGATCTGTTTTTTTACCTTAACCACAATGACCAGCAGGCCCCCGGAAAGGTCGTTGACGTGTTCGACGATAACCAGTACGCTTACACAAAAGCCTGGCTCGGCACACATACCCTCGGTAACGATGTGCTGACAATGATGGATGAAGGCGTTATCAAAAGCGCATCATTCGGTTACATAGCCACAAAATCAAACCGCATCGAAGTAAAAGGGAAAAGGGTACGCGAACTCAAAGAGGTTATTCATCTTGAAACCAGCGTACTTACGATGATGCCTGCAAACCAACGGGCCGGGGTTGTCAGTGTTACAAAGGCGTTTTCATCCATTAAAAGGGAAGAGGTCGCAGATATGGAACAGCACGTTATTGCACTGGAAAAATTCTGCCGTAACACAAAAGCATCGGATATGTGCATAAAATCGATGCTTACCGAACTTGAAAATATGAAGCAGCTTATTGCCGAATACAATACCGCACTCACTCTGGAAGATGAGCCGGGTGCCAGTGTAGCCTGGAAAAGTTGGCTTTCATCTATAAACCAATTACAAAAAAACTAAACCGTTTTATACAATGGCAAAGAAAACCGCTGAGCAGATCGCCGCAGAAAAAAAGGCGCTGACAGATACATACGAAGCCGCCAAGAAGTCGTTCGATGACTTCAAGGCTGAAAAACCCGATGACGTTCCGCAGTACTTCCAGCTCATGCAGAAGATGTACGAGGCACGTGCCGCGATGGAACAGAAGAACTTCGACGCACAGATCGAAGAAATCAAGGCCGCAGCCGAAGAGGCTAAGACCGCCAAAGAAACCGAGATCAAAGACATACAGGAAAAACTTGCCGTTACCGTCAAGGCCTTGGAACTGATTGATGTCCGGGTAAAAAACATCCGCAGCAATACCGCTGCACCCGTAACCGAAAAGAAATCCTTCGGCGAAGTGTACTCCGAAGCCATCAACGAAGCCTTCGAAAGCAAGCGTGATGACTTCGAGGCGTTCAAAAAAGACCGCCACGCCAAGGTGAGCATCGAACTGAAAACCGTCGGCAATATGCTCCTGTCGAGCAACCTTACAGGAGATGGCGTTGCTTCATACGGAAACCGCCAGGGTATAGTTCCGAGCCAGAAACTGAACTTCCGGGATCTTATGCCTACCACGCCAAGCCCTACGGGCCTGTACGTTACATACCGTGAGACCGGTAGCGAAGGGTCAATCAGCGCTCAGACCGAAGGTTCGGGCAAAACGCAGATCGATTACGACCTGACCGAGGTTAAGGTGGTAAGCGACTACATCTCTGGATTCGCCAGGTTCTCAAAGCAGATGATGTACCAACTGCCGTTCCTGCAAAGTACGCTGCAACGTATGTTGCTGCGTGATTTCTACAAAGCAGAGAACGCCCGTTTCTTCTCGGCTGTGTCTTCTGGCGCAACCGGTTCAACAACCGCCGTTACCGGCCTTACAAACAACGATGCCGAGCAGTTGCTGGGCTTCATCACCAACCAGCTTTCCGCGGACTTCAGCGCATCATACGTCCTGACATCTTACCAACAGTGGGCACGGCTGCTTGCTACAAAGCCGACCGATTACAGCGTGCCTGGTGGAATGGTGATTGATCCGCAGGGCAATATTCGTATCGCGGGCGTTCCAGTGATCGGCGCAAGCTGGGTAACTGATGACAAGGCGTTGGTGGTGGATGCCGACTACCTCGAAAGGGTAGAGACGGAGTCGCTGCGTATCGAGTTCAGCTACGAAGATGCCGACAACTTCACCAAGAACCTGGTGACTGCCCGGATCGAATGTTTCGAAGATGTGAACCTGCTCCGCACCGATGCGTTCATCTACGGCGACTTCGGAAACGTATCATAACTACGCCCCTCGTGTGCTGTTTACAATACGCCCCTGCCCGATTTAGGTCGGGGGCTTTTTTATAACAATGATCTCGTACAACCAAACATACGACATAACAGACGTGGAGCCGAGTGGCGGTATTACCGAACCGGTTACACTGACAGAGGCAAAGAACTTCTGCCGGATAGATGTATCGGATGACGACGATCTTGTAGAGATGCTGATAACGGCGTGCAGGATAGAATGTGAGCAGTTAACGAACATCGGCTTTGTTCAGCGCACGATCATTGCTTCCATCAACAACGCCAACGGAGCGGGTTACCTGCCATTGGGGCCACACGGAGCCATAGAATCAGTAACCGATGCAGACGAGGTTGACGTTGACTATGAGGCAACAAACAGTTCTTTTAAACAGTTGCTTACGCCGTGCAGCGAACGGCTGATTGTGACCGTAGAGGCCGGGTACGAAACATTGCCGGCGCACCTGAAATTGGCGTTGCTGGAATGTATTCACTACCGGTACGATGAGCGTCGCAACCGGGAAAGCCAGTACCCTCCGGTATATCTTGACACGCTTAAACAATACAGCCGTGTATGGTAATGCGAAGCAGGATAACGATTGCCGTTGTTACATGGCAGCAGAACGATCACGGCGGCGTTGACCAGGTTGACGTAGATTCATGGCAAACCTGGGCAAAGGTAGAAAACCGAACCGGGGCACCGCTTACGCAGAACGCACAGCAGCTATGGCAGTACGATTACAAGATCACGAAGCGATATGAGGCATCCAGACCGGTTAAGTCGAACTACGAAGTCAGGTACAACGGGATGAGGATGAAGATCAATAGCGTTTCGATTGACCAGGAAGGCATGATCCGATACGAAGTGCTGCGCTGCACGGTGATCGATGAAGATATTTTACCGCAAACCAGTAGCTGATGCTTAGTATCAAACTGAACGGGCTTGACAACCTGATCGCAACGGTCGAAAAGACGGCCAAGCGGGCAGAATCAGAAACCAAAGTAGCTCTTACCAAGTTTGCAAAGAACACGGAAACCGAAGCGAAGCGTCTTGCTCCGGCCAACGAAGGAAGGTTGCGCAATTCGGTCAACGGTACTGTTGATGGTTTTACGGCCAAGATAACCGTAACGGCTGACTATGCTGCATACCTTGAGTTCGGCACCCGTAAGTTCGCGGCCAGGTATGTTGCTACGCTCCCGCAGGACTGGCAGTCATACGCTGCGACGTTTCGTGGAAAGGGTGGTGGCACATTCGATCAGTTCATTCAGGATATTATGCAGTGGGTACGGCAGAAGGGGATCGGAGGATTGAAAACAAAATCAGGCCGTACATCTGAATCGAAAAGCTCTTTGGATGCTATGCAGCAGGCGGCTTATGCCATTGCGCTGAACATCTTGCAGAACGGGATAAGGCCACAGCCGTTCGTTTACCCGGCGGTAACAAAGAATACGCCGGTATTGGAGGCTGACATTAAAAAAGTATTCACGGTATGAAGGACATAAACAACCCGCTCACAAAGGCTTACTACGACGCTATATCAGCGTTGGGGTATCCTACGTTCGAAGGGGTTGAACCGGATGACCTGCTTGATAAAATGTACATAGTCATCAGCAACGTAACTTCCAGTGACGTAAGCACCAAGTCTAGCAACGATCACCAGGCACAGATACAGGTAACCGTGAATAGCTGGGAGTACAAGTACAACAACCGCAAACAACTGAACACGGTCTGTGGCGAAATTATAGAG